CCCACGCACGCACGTTAAAGTATCTCGTTTCCGTTATAGTGGAATCGAAATGTAATGTTTCCGTTGCAATAACCGTAACATGTTTGGTGTCCGTTACGCGAACCGCAATCGGTTCAAAGACGCGGGTCTCATCGCTCATTGTGACCCCTTATCGTGTTACTTCACGGGAAAGTGTAAATGTTCCTTGCACCACACGCCTAACCACTTCGGGATCGTCGTTGGTAAACAGTTCAATATCATAAACACAGTCAAGCTCTGGACCATCAAAGGAAATTGCCGAAGAATCCGCTGCTGGAAACTCTACTTGGAATGTCCCTTCGGTCGCCAACCCTTCAATGGTGATCTTACTATCTGCTGTGCTTGCACTCATCAACACAGTCGATGAATTATAAGACTTGCGGACTTGCATACGAATATTCAAGCCACTTAGATCATAAGCGATTAGCGGGTTTGATGCCGACAGCGGTAAAGATTCGTCGGTTAGTCGTTGCAATGTGAAAAACAAGACAATATTGCTGCCTTGGTCAACGGTTAGATTAGTTACTTGTGCCACTTTATAGCTCCATGTTGTTTCTATTTATACGTTTATCACTTGACAGGGGCGGAAACCTTGGCAATTACTTTAAGGTTTTTGATGTCATTATCGACACCGCTTGGTCTTTCAGCACAAAGGTACACATCATCGGTTTCGTTGACTTTCTGAAAGTAAGCATCATACGGAGTGGCAGAGCCAAAGCGCACAATATTGTGTTCTTCATCGACCACGATGTAGTGATGTGGAATTGTAAGATCGATATCTGTCATTTCTTGATTTCCTGAGCAACAATTGTGTTGATGTTGTAGAATGAACTGAATGCGTTACCACCCGTAACACTCACGCGCATCGAGTAAGTTTGGTTACCCGATGTTGTATCTGTAACGGTCACAGAACGCGGAGCGGTCACAGTTCCGATACCCGTTTGAATCACACGCGAACGCCAAAGCTCAGTAGAACCTCGGAAAATGGAATACTGAATGAACGAGTTGTTACCAATAGAACCCACCACCGTTACATCAAACGATGCTGTGATAACAACGGTCGAAGATGCCAATATTCCGTTCAAAGTCGCTGAAGTCAACGTGAAATCAGTGTACGGCGTCGCTCTGGTAGTGTCCACACTTGAAGAACCAACAGAAGACGTGACAGTGTTCGTGATAGCACCGTTTGCAACCTTGATTGTATCAACGGTCAAGTCTGCAATCTTTGCAGAATCAACTTGCAAGTTACCAATCTTGGCATTTGTGATTGCACCATTTGCAATTTGCGCAGCACCAATGGTTGCATTCTGAATCTTGGCACCGCTGACCGCCAAGTTTGCAAGCTGTGCGTTACCTACAGCACCGTTTGCAATGTCACCCGTGTTAACGGTTCCAATCTCAAGCGTACCACCATTGTTCGTCAATGAAATGCCATCAATGTTGATGAAGCTGGTGTCAATCGTTCCTGCTGTGATATCGTCTGCGTTCAACGAACCACGGATTGTCAACGAACTGCCATTCCACGCAATCTGTTGGGTTGCGCTTGAGCCAACCTTGAATCGTGGATTACCTGCATTGAAATCAAAGATAAACCCGCCATTTACATTATCCGCAAACGATGTTTTACCTGCTCGAATGATACCAGAACCTGACAGAGTAAGGTTGGAGTCAACGCGAGCATTGTTAGCATCGTCAAAGATAATCGGACCCAAATCAAGCTGCTCAGTCGCCAATGCATTGATGAACGCTTGTGAAGCAAACAGTTCTTCACCAAATGCTGTGTTGAAGTTTATTTCGTTTGCACCGATACTGTCTGCCGCAATCTCTGCCGACGTGATTGTGTTGGCCAAGATTTCATTTGACGTGATCGTGTTTGCTGCAATCTCATTACCTGTAATGGTGTTGGACGCAATCTCATTTGCAGTGATTGTACCAGCAGCGATTTCGTTTGCTGTGATACTGTTGGACAATATCTCATTTGCTGTAACAGAGTTTGCTTGCAACTTCGGCGTACTGATCGCGTCGTCAGCAATCTCTGTCGTACCCACAGCATCAGGGCCAATTTGACCGGATTCAATCAAGCCGTTGAGTTCTTCAAGGTTTGGAATCAGATTGCTTTCAAGAATTTCTGCAATATCGACACTCTTGATTGCCTTGTCCCAGAAGTTTGGAGTACCTGCGTACAATCTGTACATGGTAGACTCACCCGGAGCAGGGTCATCAAGTAGAATGAAGATATCGCCAACTTCAGCATCGGCCACATTTGGCAGTGTCGTGCCTTTTGGAATACCTGCGGCAGTGTCGTTTAGATCGACAGTAATCGGTCCTGAGAAGTTAAGACCACTTTCACCAAATCCGTCAAAGTGAGCAACCTTGATACGGTAATCAGTGTTTGCACTGAATGCAAAGGTGTTGATTGTTGGCGACAGTTCTGGTCCAATGTACACTCGGTTCAATGGAGTCGGTGTGAAGTCACTGGTCGTCTCTTCCAAATGAACAATCGTACCTTGGAAGTCCAAATCATTTGGTCTGTCAGACGTGACAAACAACTGGCTAAAGCCCGCTGCCGCTGTGACACCTGTAGGCGTTGCTGGCGCAGGGTTGGACACACCAAGTGATGCTGGATTCTGTGAATTGATACCGAATGTTGATCGATACACGACTTCAATACGGAACTCACGAGCAGCACCGTTGATCGGGTCGTCTTCTGCGTTCTTTTCAAAGCTGTAAATGTACGCTTCGTCTTTTACAAACTCAACACGTCGCACTGTGCCATTTGTGTTACGAATGGTAACTTGATAATCTTTGAAGAACGGGTCAATACCGGCTGATTCAAGACCAACTGGTTGACCTGTCAATGGATCAAAAGTAGAACGCGCCTTTAGCCATACAAACTTGGCATCGCGTCCACCAAAAACGTTAGTGTTACCACCTTCAAACAATTCAAGACCACGAACGTCAGGAATGCCAACACGCTCGGACAATTCTGGCACACCGCGAATCGTGTACTCAATGATATCGGCTGCGTTGCTGTCAATAAGGTTAACAAGTGAAACAGGCGAAACCTCGACAAACAGTGTATCGTCATCTTCCCAATTGGTTAACAGGAATCGAGTCGACACGCCGTTGATGGTGCCAAGATTGACCCAATCACCATCGTTCAAACGATATCGAACACGAGCGCCTTGTGCATTGTTGTCCAAGTCCCAACGCACATTGATTTCAATCGGTTCGTTTGCACCGTTGAATATCTCAGAAACCGTGACGTTTTCAACAGATGGAACGCCTGCTCTTGGGAATGTTGGCGGCACATAAACAACTGGGCCTGACTCGGAATCATAGTAAGCATCAACTTCTGGAATAGCTGTGAGGCGAATGCGATCTTCATTTGTTGGCTCAACACTGATGACCTTGAATTTCTCACCCGGAGTTTCCTTGAAGTCAAAGAACCACAGATAGTCGTATGGCTCATGGTCAGGATCAGCGTCAATCACATACGGTAATGGGTCTGCAAGCGTGAGCAAGTTGGTTTCCGTGTCAACAATCGTGGACGGGTTCACAACCTCAACTGTATTGAAATCACCTTCTGGTGTTCTGACAGAAATGTGGTACGTATTGCCAACCTCAAAGGTCACATCACGGTCCAATACAAGACTGTTGTTGTTACCGGACACGACGTTACCACTTGATCCGTAGTTGGTCATATCGTGGCTAACAGCAATTACGTCACCACGGTTGACAATGAAACCTTCCAAGTCCGTTTCAAACGAAATGCGCTTGGTGTGGTAGAACTGTCGAGCAGCGATCAAGTTTGCTTCTTTGGCAGCTTGTGCTTGAGTTGTCACACCTTGTAAGAACAGGCGTGCTGGTCTTGACGGTGTTGACGAACTACCGTCGTTTACAGTTACGCTTACTTCATCACGCACCCACTGTGCATCTTCGTTGACGAATTCGACAATAATCTCGTCAGCAAGACGTTCACTGATGTAACTGACCTCGAAGGTGTTTTCGATAATGTTGGACATACCGAAACGCTGCACGATTGGCAAACTGTCACGGTCATAAACAACACCAAGTCGTCCAGTTTGGAAAGTTGGCGTAGCTCGACCAGTGCGTGCCACAAGTGCCAGCATATCCATGGTTGTAAGGTCGTTCTGGAATACGTAATTGCATTCCAACTGGTTATCATCGCACCACTCAGCCCATTCTTTGATCTTGTCAAGGTCGATTTGTGCATCAGTGTAACCAAGTCCGAACAGTCTGCGTCCGTTAGCTGCTCTTTGACCCTTTGCGATGTAGTAGAATATCCATGCCGGGTTACTTGATTCTTGAGTAATAAAAGTATTCGAACCCGTGTCAAACACTGGAATCTTGGCAGACGCAATAGCGTTCAGACTGTCGATGGTGCCGTTTAATTGGCCAGATGCTTGAACACGCACAGCATAACGAGTCTGTGCTTCATAATCACCGTTGTCGACCTGATAGCTTCGAAGTTGAGACCACACAATTTGGGCAGTGCGACGGTTGTCATTGCGGTCAGGTGTTACACGACGCAAACGTACATCGTATTCGCCTTTAGGCACTTCGCGCTCGAACGTTCTGCGCAGTGTCTGTGGACTTGAGTTTCGCAATTGAACGTTTGAGAATCCAAAGTTACCTGCCACGCCTTCAGCATCTGCTTGAACCGCAAAGCGTTGACCACTGTTCGACACATCGAAGAACGGAAGCCATGTGCTTGAGCTTGTTGGCTTATACTCGATTTGAATAACAACAGTGTCTTGTAAAAAGTCACCTTCACTGCTGGTTGCAAACAGTGTACCGTTGAGGTCAACAACAAGTCGAGTAACGTCAGCAGCAGAAGTGCGCTCAGTAAAACCAGCACCCGGTTCAAGAGCCCCACCCGTTGTCGATACAACATCACCGGGGACGAGTGTTATCTCGTCATTTGCGTCACTGAATTGAGTTTGAATATTCTCAAAGTTATCGATTGGCGTTTCACCGATCTTGATATCAGTGATTTCAAGGTCACCATAGCCGAAGTTGAATATTTGTTCAAGGAATGCATCTTCAGAGTTCTGGCTTGTAAACGGTCTTGTGCCCAAATCAGGTGCAATCTTGTGACGACCCACGACAAGCGGTAGTGGCTGTCCAACTCTAGCGCGGTTACGAGAGCCAGCAATGGAGAACGATGGAGGTACGTCATCTCTGTCACCGACACCCGGCACCACTGGTGGGAACACCGCAGCGATTACAAGATTACCCGCAAGCAAAATACCAGCTTGAAGGGCCGACGCTTTCCAAGTACCGTATGCAATACCTGCAAGTTGAGGTGCGAAGATAGCAAGTGCAACAACAGCAATCTGTGCGATAATCCGAACCGGATCAGAGCCATCACCACCACGAGCAAATTGACAAACGTCTACCTTGTCAGCGTGGGTGACCTTGACCGTGTGCCAATCACCGCGTGAAACGGGTTTACCGTTGACCAGAATATGGTAGTCCAATCCACCACGGTCCAAGCCTGCTTCTTTGAGTACATCAATAACAGGCACTTCACCGACCACGATAAGGTCGATTTTCTTTGCGCTTTGACTTGGAGTTAGCGGGTTGGGTCTATAAGTTAGGTTTGTTTTAGCAGCCATTATGTGTCCAAAGGTTCTCTTTCTATTTATCCAGACCGGCTTGCATCACTTCCTTATAACGGTAGATTCCTTCGAATTGAAGGCAGATGTTTGGCAGATCAGTTAGCTTTTGTAAAACCACGGAACCTATGGACTTTACGTTGTGTAGCACGTAGGGAGTTCTGCCAAAATATGCAAGCACACCAGTATGTGACAGACGACCACGGCAGATCATGAGTACAACATCGCCTTCAACAGCATCTTTCATGTCAATCTTTTCGAAACTGTCTTCGAGTTGTTGGTTGATTTGAACGGTTTGAGCGAGAAAATGGGTTTCTCGTTCAGATGGGATCGGTATTTCACGATCAAACACTTCTTTATTGACGGTCGTGACAAGCCATGCACAGTCTTTTACGCCATCAATGTACGGTTCACCGACATATCGGTCTGTCCAATGCATTATGGGAACAGTCCCGGTGCTATTTGTGCCGTGTACCGCGTTGCAACTCCGGGTTCATCTAGTCTCAGTCCGTAACTGAGACGCCCCGTAAGGACGAGAACATTGATAGACACATCGTCTAGGAACATTGTCGTCTCGAATTCTACTGTATCAGGATCACTGGCAAGTACAAGCCTGATTGTGCATGTTGTTGGCTTGCGAAGGTTTGCATTGTCGACCCAAACAACCAATTCACGACCCACATTGTCAAGTACGAGGGTCGCTTCTGCCATTCCTGTCTCTGGATCAGTCACGCCCGAGAAACGAAAGCCAAATCGTTGAAATGTTGCACCATTTGACACGATATCGTCGGTGTCATTACAGACGCGAATGGG